CTGGTCTGCCCGACTGGTATCAGCGGCCTCGGCGGCGCGAAGGATCAGATCGAATCGACCTGTCTCGATACCACGACCGACAAGGAATTCGTCGCTGGCTTGGGAAATCCCGGCCAAGTGAGCGTGCCGTTTAACCTGATCCCGCGCGAGACGTCGCATCAAGATCTGTTCTCGCTCAAAGATGCCGGCACCGTCCTGAACTGGATGGCTTGCCTGTCGGAATCGGCGACCGATCCCACGATGGATACCGACTTCGAATTCGTCGCGCCGGCCGATCGCACCGCGCTTGCATTCAAGGCGTTCATCAGCGATGTGAATATCGACGTCGCGACGAATGAAATCGTGCGCGGTACGCTGACCTTGCAGCGTTCTGGCGTTGTCACTCCGACCTGGTACACGCCGGTTTGATGACCATGCTCGATAAAGCCTTTTTCATCAGCGATCAAATTCATGAGCGCGAAGTCACGCTCGGCGACGGCTCGGTTCACAAGTTGCACTTTAAAGAACTGACCGCCGCCGAGTTCCGAAAATTTCACCTCGCCGAGCAGTCTGGCGACGAGGATAAAAAAATCGGATCGATGGCCCGCCTCATATCCCTGAGCTTGTGCGATCCCGCCGGCAAGCTCGCCTTGACGTATGACCAGGCGATGAAGATCAAGCCTGGCGCGGCCGCCGAGATCACAAACGCAATCTTGGCGGTGAACGGGTTCGGAGCAAAGCAGGGAAACGGTTAGCCGCCAGGGGCGAAGAATGGTTCTGGCACGTTCTCGCTCTTGCTCTTGGCGGCCGCTCCATCGCGGAATGGCGCGAAACGATGACGCATGCCGAGTTCGTCGCCTGGCGCGAGTTCTACCGCGAGTTCCCGTTTGATGATCTGCATCGAATCTACCGGCCCGCGGCGATGATCGCGCAGGCTATGTCAGGCGGCGAGATTGCAGCGCGGCTCCAATGGCTGCAACCGGATCGAATGATGGCGAACTCGACCGATGCAGACATGAACACTTTGAAGGCTTTCGGCTTCACTCGGAAGGGCGATTAATATGGCCGCTGGTTCGATCATTATTGATCTCTTGATGCGCACCGGGTCATTTTCGACCGATACGAAACGCGCAGAGAAAGAGATGGCGGCGCTCCGCAAAGAGGCGGTCGCGGCCGGCGCGGCCATCGGCGCAGCGTTCTCGGGTGTGGCGATCGCCGCTGGCTACATGGTGAAGTCATCCATCGATGCGATGGATCAAATGAGCAAATTGGCGCAGCAGACCGGCACCACGGTCGAGGCGCTGTCTGCTCTGACTTATGCCGCTGATCTATCCGGCGTCAGCCAAGAAGAACTCGGCACCGCGTTCGTCAAGCTCTCGAAGAACATGTCGGAGGCGGCCTCTGGATCGAAAGAGGCAGCGAAGGGTTTCGACGCGCTCGGCATCGCGGTCGTCAATGCAGACGGCAGTCTGCGAAATGCCGATGAAGTTCTCGCGGACGTTGCCGAGAAATTCGCCGGCTACAAAGACGGCGCCGAGAAAACTGCGCTTGCGACCGAGCTATTCGGCAAGGCTGGCGCAAAGCTGATACCGCTTTTGAACAGCGGCCGCGATGGTCTGGAGGAATTGCGCGCGGAAGCGGAGCGCCTCGGGATCGTTCTGGACGGCGATACAGCGAAGGCAGCCGAGGCATTCAACGACAACATCACGCGCATGCAGGCCGCGATGCGCGGTGTTGCGACGCTGGCCGCGCGCGACCTGCTGCCGATGCTGGTCAAAATAAGCGAAGGTTTTGTCGAGATTGCCAAGAACCAGACGACCGTCGAGGTCGCCTCTGGCGTGGTGAAGGGTTCGCTCAATGCGCTGCTGAACGTGCTGCAAGCGGTCGCGGTGCTGGCCTCTGACGTTGGCTTTGTGTTCTTGGGCCTCGGCCGCCAGATCGGTGCGTTTGCTGCGCAGATGGAAGCACTGGGATTGTCCGGCGCGACGAATGCCTACACGGCCGCGATCAACATGGCGCGGGCGATCGCAAGCGGCGGCCTGGGGAAATTCTCCGCGATCAGTGATGCCGTTGGCGAGGATGCAAAACGCGCGCGCGCCGAGCTCGACGCATTCCAGGCGCGGGTTCTGTCGCTTGGCAAAACTGGCGGCCGCGGAGATCCGCGCGATTTTATGGGTTCTGGATCTGGCAAAGGCGCCGCACCGCGCCTGCCTGGCAGTGATACCGGATCGGATAAAAAGACCGACTTCGAGAAATATCTGGAGAACCTGCAAAAGCAACTGGAAAAGGTTCAAGACCTGACCATAGCCGAGCAGATCTTGACCGACCTGCGGGCTGGCCGCGTCGGCGATGTTTCGCCAGAGCAAGAAAAGATTCTTTTCGATCTCGGGACTCGCATTCAACTGACGAAGGACGCCGCAAAGGCTCTCGAAGATCTTGCCAAGCAGGAAGACCGCGAGCGGGCCGCCGAGGAACGGGGCACAGCGGCCGCAGAAGCGCGCCTGCAAGCCTTGCTTGATCAAGGGCCGGCCGCCGCTCTGGAAAAGCAGCGCGACGAGATGCTGCTGCTTGTGCAAGCCCTGGAGTCGGGCCGGATCTCGGCCGAGCAGTATCAAGACGCAGTGACCGGAATTCTGGATCTGAATCCCAAGATCGAGGAACAGAAATCACTGGTCGAGGAATTGGGCCTGACTTTTACGAGCTCGTTTGAAGACGCGATCGTCGCCGGAAAAAAATTCTCCGATGTTCTGCAAGGGCTGGCGCAGGACATTTTAAAAATCATCGTTCGGCGCAACATCACCGAGCCGCTCGCGAGCTCATTCAAGAGCGGCGGCGGCGATGGCATTTTCTCTGGAATCGGGGATTTCTTTTCGAACATCTTCGGCGGGTTCTTTGCTGATGGTGGCAACCCGCCAGTGGGGAAGGCGTCGATCGTTGGCGAGAATGGCCCGGAATGGTTCGTGCCGAACACGCCCGGAACCGTCATTCCGAATGGAGCGATGGCCGGCGGTGGCGGCATGGTCGTGAACATCATGAACAACGCACCAGGGGTGAAGGTGACGCCGACCGAGCGGCAAGAAAACGGTGTGCGACAGCTGGATATCATGATCGATCAAATCGACCAGGCTCTCGGCCAGCGCGTCGCGCGCGGCACTGGTGCGCTGACCGGCGCAATGCAGAATCGTTGGGCGCTTGGACGAGCTCGGGGGTGATGGGTGACGATTCAAACCTACCCATCGGTACTTCCGAAGCCGCTGATCGCCGGTTATCAGTACGAGACGCCCGACGCGGTGCAGCGCACCGAAAACGCCGAGGCTTATGTAGGCATGCGGCGCCGCTTTGCGCAGCGCGCCACCACGCACCGGGTGCGCTTGCTGATGACGCAAGCGGAGTTCCGCATCTTTTGCGGGTTCTGGATTCACGGCGCAAAGCGTGGGGCGGCGAAATTCACGATGACGCTCTTGACCGGCTCGGGCCTGTCCACGCGCATCGTGCGATTCATCGGCTCATATCAGGCCCAGGTCAAGGTGCCGAACTCGCTTTGGGAAGTGGCCGCCGAACTCGAGGTCGAAGCCGAAGGCGTCGTCGCGTATGAGTCGCCGGTCGCGGTCGCGCCTGGCTCTCTTTCGATCGCGCTGTCGGCGGCGAGCTCGTCGCAATCTGGCTCGACGCTCGGCGGCAACCTTTCGACCCCGACGATCACATCGAGCGTCACCGGTGGATATGCGCCGTATACCTACGCTTGGACAAAGATCAGCGGCAGCACATTCGGCCTCGCAAATGGATCACTCGCATCGACACAGGTTTTTCAATCGACAGCGACCGGCGACAGCGCGACATATACCGCTGTATATCGCCTCACCGTCACCGATCTATACGGATCGACTGCTTACGATGAATTGACGGTCACGCATGAATACGTTCAACCGTTCGCGCTGCTTTTAGAGGACGCGAGTTATTTGCTGCTTGAAAGCGGCGATCGAATCGTTCTGGAATAAAAAATGGCCGATACAAAGATAAGTGCGCTTGATGTTGTCTCTGGCCTTGATGGCACCGAGGTCGTGCCGGTATTGCAGGACGGCGCCAACGCTCGGACAACCGTACAGGCGATCGCCGACCTCGCGCCGACCGCGGCGGTCTATGCCGGCGTCTGCAATGGCCGCCTGACGCTGACGAGCGGGACGCCGGTCACGACGAGCGACGTCACCGCCGCGACGACGATCTATTTCGCACCATACAAAGGCAACCAGGTCGCGCTTTATGATGGCTCGGCTTGGGTACTGCATACGTTCACGCAGCGTTCGCTATCGGTGCCGGCGACGACCGCGACCATGTATGACGTTTTCCTTTATGACAACGCCGGCACCCTGACGCTTGAGGCGGTCGCCTGGACGAACGACACGACGCGCGCGACCGCTCTGACCACGCAAGACGGTATCTATGTCAAAACCGGCGCATTGACGCGACGATACTTGGGGTCGTTCCGAACGACTGGCGTGTCAGGACAAACAGAAGATTCGCTTGTCAAACGATATGTTTGGAATTACTACCATCGCGCAGTGCGATTAATGCGCCGTTCTGATGGCACCGATTCTTGGGTCTACAGTTCGACCTCATTTCAGCAGGCAAACGCAAACGCCGCGAACCAGCTCGATATCGTCGTTGGCGTCTCCGAGGATGGTATCAAAGTCGATGTTTATGGCACCGCGACGAGCAGCACATCGACCGCGCGCGCCGTGATTGTCGGCATCGGGGTCAACAGTACAAGCGTAAACAGCGCGTCGATCGTTGCGCAATGCGCCGCATCAAGCCTGTTTGCAAATTCGCCGACGGCATCTTATCAATTCCTTCCCGCTGTCGGTCGAACTTATCTGGCCTGGCTTGAGCGCGGCGCTGGCGTTGACACGCAGACATGGTACGGCGACGCCGGGGCACCGACGACCGTGCAGTCTGGAATTTTCGGTTCTATGCTGGCCTGACCGATGCCGATCGCATACCCAAACACGCTGCCGATCCCGCTCGCGAGCTCATATACCGTCGAGCCTTACGGGGTCACGGTGCGCGCCGAAATGGATGCCGGATCAGCACGGCAGCGCGCGCAGAATTCAACCGCTCCATATAAGGCTGCCGTTCGCTGGCTTTTCAGCGATGCAGAGCTCGCGGCCTTTGAAGCCTGGCACGATGACGATATCAGCCAGGGCGCCGACGAATTTACGATGCGCCTATTGGGCGGCGAAGGATTGGAAACGGTTACATGCCGCTTTCTGGATTCCTACAAAGTCGAGCGGGTGCAGCGGCATTGGGGTGTGACCGCGGATCTTGAGGCGCGCTTTACAGAGCTTACGCTGGCTCAATATCAATACCTTCTGAATCCGACCGGCACGCCGCTTTCGATCGCGCTCTCGGCTGCAACATCGACAGAAAGCGCGGCGCCAGGTACGGCGACATTGAGCAGTGACACGATCACCGTCACGCCGACTGGTGGCATCGAGCCGATCACCTATGCCTGGACAAAGATCAGCGGCGACACTTTTACGCTGGTCAACGGCAGCACCGCGGCATCTCAAATATTCCGCACGACTGACCCCGGCGATGAAGCGACCTATTCGGCGGTCTACCGGGTAACGGCGACCGATTGGCTCGGCAGCACTGATGCGGCAGATATAACGGTCACGCAAACATGGCTGTTTGCTGACGATGCCGATTTTGCGAGCGTGTCGCTGTTGCTGCATGGTGATGGTGCCAACGCCAGCACGACGATCACCGACAGCAGCAGCAACGCGCACACGGTCACGGTGGCAGGAAATACGCAGATCAGCACGGCACAAAAGGTATTCCGCACCGGATCAATTTATTTCGATGGCTCGGGCGATTATCTGACGCTGCCGGTGGATGCAGATTTTGAACTGCGCGCTGGAGCGTTCACGATTGAAACGCGCATTCGCTTGGCTTCAGGCGTTAGCGGCGCATGTATGTTTAGCCGCATGTCAACAACGAACGGGATTACATACGAGCAACTTTTTACAATTAACGCTGACCGGATCGACGTTTATTATGGGATTCGCGGCACAAACCAATCGGTCACGCGGCTATTCTTCCCTGCGACCATGGCATTAAACGCATGGCACACGGTCGCATTGCAGCGCGACGGTTCTGGAAATTGGGCGGTATATCTCGACGGCGTGAAAGGCACTCAATACCAGACCGCGCCGCTTGCGCTGTTGCTTGTGTTCGGTTCTGTGATTACCGGCACATATAACAACGCCGTGGATCTTGGCAGCAATTCTCTTGTGCCGACCATTGGCGGCAATTCGCAAGGGTTCTCACCGTGGAATGGCTATCTTGATGAATACCGCCTGACCAAAGGCGTCGCGCGATATGGCGCGTCTTACACGCCGGCCGCTTATCCCTTCCCGGATCATTGACAATGGCTACTCTCTCCGAAGCCTTGAAAGAGGCGTATGCGTCTGCGCCGACCGCAAAGACGATCCTGCACACGCTGGAATTTCGGCACGATTCATTCCTCGACGAGCTTGGCAACCCGACCGCGGTGCGCGTTGTTCTGGATCATGAAGACCTGACCGCAACGCTCGAAGATGATGCGCCGATGAATGCAGGCGAAGCGGTGCTTTTTCAAAAGGGACATTTCGATTTCGCTCTGCCCGAGCAATCCGACAATAGCGCGCTGCCCGAGATCGTGATCAGTGTAGACAACGCGACCCGGCTTTTGATGCCGTATCTCGACGCGGCAATCGAGGGCGGTGGCTCGATCGAAGTCACCTACCGCGCATATCTTTCTGATGATCTGACTGGCCCGGAAACCGACCCGCCGCTGACGCTGACGATCAATCAAATCGACGTCAATCTTTCGACGGTCGAGGCGCGCGCGACATTCGGCGACTTTGCGAATCGGCGCTTTCCTGGCGTGGATTATGACGCCGCAAGCTGGCCCGGATTGGCGGCACTGTGAACCATTGGGCGGCGAGTTATGTGGGCCTGCCATGGGTCAATGGCGGCCAGGGGCCGCAGGCGTTCGATTGTTGGGGTCTGGTGCGGCATGTCGAGCGTCAGCACTTCGGGATCGAGCTTCCGATCATCAGCGTCGAGGCGGCAGATCTGCGCGCCGTGATGGCGGCCTTTGATGGGCATGCCGAGCGCGCGCACTGGCGGCTTGTCGATTTCCCGCGCGATGGCGATGCCGTTCTGCTTGGCCGCGGCCGCAAAAAACATGCGGTGCATTGCGGCGTTGTCGTGGCTGGATCTGTTCTCCACGCATTACAGGGGGCCGGCGTGATTTGCCAGTCTATTCGCGAAATCCGGCGGCAATGGGGCCGCTTCGAGTTTTACAGGTATTGCGCATGACCATCGCGACCATCATCCACGCTGGAAACCCATTCCGGCCAGCCGATCGCAACGTCTTTTTAGGCTCTGGAAAGATCCGCGACCTGGCGCCGAAAACCGATCTCCCTTTTGTCTGCGTCGTGGCCGGCCAGTATGTGCTGCGCGCCGATTGGGATCGCGAAGTGCAGCCGGGCGAGGTGATCGCGTTCGTCACCGTCCCGCAGGGCGGCGGCGGTGGCGGCTCGCAGCTGTTGCAGACGGTGGCGATGATTGCGATCGCGATCTATGCAGGCCCGATTGCGACACAGTTGACCGGACTGACCGAGGGCATCGGCTTTGCCGCCACAAAGCTCGGCGTCGCGCTTGTGGGCAGCGCGCTGATCAGTTCGCTCACTCCCAAGCCTTCGCTGCCCTCGAATCTCCAGCAGGCCGCGATCGCCGCGCCGTCGCCGACATACTCGCTGCAAGCGCAAGGCAATTATGCGCGCCTTGAACAATCGATTCCGGTGCGCTATGGGCGCTCGCAATTCTTCCCCGACATTGGGGCGCCGCCTTATTCGACCTTTCAGAACGAAGATCAATTTCTGCATGAGGTCTTTGTCATTGGGCAAGGCGAGTATGCGGTCGAAGCGATCAAGATCGAGGACACGCCGATCGGGAATTTCTCCGAGGTTGTTTACGAGCTCGTCAATCCTGGCGCCTCGGTCACGCTCTTTGAGACGAACATCGTTTCATCGCCCGAGGTCAGCGGGCAAGAGCTTTTAGAGCCAGCGGGATCTGTGACTCAATGGAGCGTGGCGGTCGTTGCGATCGCATCGGGAAGCCAGTGCGACCAGATTAGCGTCGATGTCGCTTGCCCGCGCGGCCTGTTTTATGCACAAGACGATGGCACATTGATCGATTCCACGGTCGAATGGACGGTGCAGGCCCGAACGATCGATAACTTCGGCAATGCGACCGGCTCATGGACAACGATCGGCACCGAGACGCTCACCGAGAACGTCACCAATGCGCTGCGCCGCTCTTACGATTACACCGTGACCGCTGGC